CTAGGCCTTGGCCCACTGTCCGGCTTCGTCGTCGCGCAGGCGGGCGCCTGCCCAGACGATGCGGCCCAGCACGCGCACGGGGGCGCCGTTCTCCAGCGGGATGTCGGCGTGCTGCGGGTTGAAGGATCGCGCAACCCAGTAACCGGTGAGCCTGTCTTTGGCTACCGTCTTCACGATCATCTTGCCGTCGTAGTTGATGGCGTAGACGCCGCCGGACGCCACGTCCTGCAGGGTCAGGCTTTCGTTCGGAACCACCAGCAGCGCGGCGCCGTCGCGAATGACGGGCTCCATGCTGTCGCCTTTCGCATAGACCACCCGGGCTTTTCCATTGCCCGCGCCCACCGATTTCAGGAAGGACTTGCGGAACTGGATCATGCCCGTCTGTTCTTCGGTGTGGTTCTCGATGGGCTCGCCCGCCGCCAGGCGCACGTCGGCCAGCTCGGGGACTTTTTCGAACTTGTCGTTTGCGGCGGGAGGCTCGCCGGCGCCAACATTGGCCACTACGCCGGTCTGGGTGCTGATCCGCACGCGATGCTCGCGCTCTGTCTGGTGCGTGGTCTTGCCGCCTTCCCAGGGAGCCGCGGCCAAGCCGTCGATGCGCATCGGGAACTCGTCTCGGGACAGATACGTCTCCACCAGCGAGTCGCTGCGCAAGACCGTCGCGGCTTGTGACGCGCCTGGGGCAGGATAAACATCGATGCCCAGCTTCAATTGAGCAATCGCCAGGGCCAACGCGCCCTGCAATTTGTTGAGCTGGTCCGGCGCCAATGCGCGCACTTGTTCCTCGGGGATGCCCGGGAATGGCCACGGGGCCGCAGGGATGGCTGGAGCAGGGGCTGCGCTTGCGCCATTGCGCGCCGGCAGCTTCGGGCCCGTGCCGTCGTACAACCATTGCGCATTGACGTGCAGGAGCGGGGCGACCTTAAGGCATGTCGCCATGTCCATTCCGTTGGCGCCGCTGAACCAGTGCGTTGCCGCGCCGGAAGACGCGCCCGCGGCCTTCCATAGGTCTGTCTTGGTCAGGCGTGGCTCGGCCGCGTCCGCCCGGCGGGCGGCCTCGTCGTTGAACGCCTGTGTGATTCGCTTCTGAAAGGTCATCTTAGGATGCTAAACAAATTTGTTCTTAGCTGGCTTGTAATTTAAATCTTAGCATTCTAAGATTTCAGCATGGAAGCACGAAGCAATGATTCCTCTCTTATTGACGCCTTGGGCGGAACGGGCCGGGTAGCCGGCCTGTGTGGGCTGACCCCAGGGGCCGTGTCCCAGTGGCGGACCAATGGCATCCCGAAAGCCTGGCGAGAGTTCCTGCGATTGGCCAGGCCCGACTCGTTCCAGGCATGGGAAACAAACCGACTACGGCCGGACAAGGGCAGGCCGGCATGACGTGCGCGCGCTGCCGCGTCCCCGTCCACACGCCATCCGCACACGCACCCTGCCTACGAGATCGGAATTGAACGCCTCGCTAGGCGTCACGCACGCCGCCAGGATCCTGGAGCACACATGAATTACTACAGCCACAACATCGGCGATTACGCACAGGCGACGACGCATCTCAGCCTGATTGAAGACGCCATCTATAGCCGCCTGCTGCGCCGCTATTACGCGGAAGAGCAGCCCATCATGGACAACATGCCGCAAGTATTCCGGTGGGTAGGCGCGCGCACCGAGGAAGAGAAGGAGGCGACGGCGCAGATCCTCGGCGAGTTCTTCGACTTGCGCGATGGCCACTGGCACAACAAGCGGGCCGACGTGGAGATTGCCGCTTATCGCGTCAAAGCCGAGACCGCCAAAGCCAACGGCAGGCGAGGCGGACGTCCAAGAAAGGACGACCGAACTTCACAACAACCCGGCGGGTTTTCTTTCGGATCCGGCGACGAACCCGATCACAACCCGAACGTAACCGCATCGGAAGCTAACCAGAAAACAAGAACCGGAAACCAGGAAGCAAATGAACACCCCCCAAGCCCCCGCAAACGGGTGACCGGCTTCGATGCATCGACGATCGAACTGCCGAATTGGCTTGACCGCGAGGACTGGATCGTCTGGATTGCAGACCGGAAAGCGCGCAGAAAGCCGGTGACGGAGGAGGGCGCGCGGCGTCAGCTGCAGCAGCTTGCCGCCTACCTGGCCGAAGGACATACGCCTGGCGCCGTAATCGCAAACAGCATTGCGGGCGGATATCAGGGTCTCTTCCCGCCCCGGCCGCAGGGCCGAGCCGGCCACCCGCCCAGCCGAGCGCAACGCCTGGCCGATTGGGCCGACGAGTTGCGGGACGTGCTGGCGGACGATGGGCGCCCTCGCGAAAAATTCATGGGGGCGATCGATGCCGCTCACTGACATCCAGCCCACCACGCTGGGCGCCCTGGTGGTGAACGAAATGTGGCTGATGTACGGCGCCAAGTTCGCGCAGCAATGGCAAGGCCTGACGGCTCGCGAGCTGAAGGACTCCTGGAATCAGAAGCTGGAAGGCCTGGACGAAGCTCAAGTGCGCCGGGGCCTGGTGGCCTGCCTTACGCAAGAGTGGCCGCCAACGTTGCCGCAGTTCATCAAGTTGTGTTGTCCGTGGACGGTTCCCGAAGTGGCATACCACGAGGCGGTGCGCGGCATGTCCGCGCGCAGACGGGGCGAGACCGGCGTCTGGTCGCATCCCGCCGTCTACTGGGCGGCGGTGGGCGTCAGCACCGTCGATCTGCTGGGTTGCACCTATGGGGCGATCAAGGCCCGATGGGAGAAGACGCTGCATGACGAGCTGGCGAAGGGTTTCTGGGCGGATGTTCCGCCTCCACGACCCGCACTTCCAGCGCCCGGTCGCACCCTGGCCACGCGCGCCGAGGCAGAAACGGCGCTAAAGAAAATGGGCGCGGAAAAAATCCTCAGGCAACGCGGACGTCCGCATCGAAGCTGGATTGAAAAGTGGGAAGCGCGAATCGCGCGCGGCGATCACCCGAGCCTTGGCATTGTGGAAATGCTGGAGCGTGCCAAGGGTGAGAGCGTGGAGGCGGCCTGTGACCTTCAGGGCATGCCTTACGGAAAGCAATGCAAACAATGCGAGGTGGCTGATGAATAAATTGACCGGCGACGATCTGATGTGGAACTGGGTACGGTGGACCTGGTCGGGCGCTGCAGTGGGGAACATGCACGTCTACGTGTCCGACGAGGACGACTACCGGCCCATCAACCAACATCACGCCATGGTGGTGGAAGAGATGCATGCCGCGTTGCCCTGGCACGAACGCATGATCGTCATCGCCGAATACCCGCAGAAAAATGCGATGTTCGGCGATCTGACCGCCAGGGCGCGCATCGCAAAGGCGCTGGACTGGATCGCCGATACGACGGGCGTGGTCCTGACTGAAACCGAATACAAGCTGTACCTGGGGCTCTTTCGCGGCCAGGTCGAAAGGAGGTTGGCATGAAGTACGCGCACGAGGTCATGGATCTGATGGCCTGCTACCCCGGCCGGTCGTTCCGGCTGATGGAGCTGGTGCGTCACGTTTCGCATGGGCGGGCGTTGTCAGCGGCGGAGAAGACTCGCTTGCAAAGGGGAATCCAGCGGGCCATGGATGCGCTGCAGGATACGGGGAGCGTGGTTATTCAGGAGCCTGAACAGGGCGGCCATGGAAGAAGCTATGCATGGCGTGTGACGGTGCCGTCACAAGAGCCCGCCTTTCACGTCACGTGATCGGTCACAATGGGCCCGGGGCATTGCGCCCCAAGCAAACGAAGCCCCGGCAACGCGCCGGGGATTTTGTTTTTTACGACGCGTTGCGTTGGTTTGACGTTCGCGGCAGCTGTCAGGCAGCAGCCGGCATCACGTGTGACGGTACCGTCACAAGACCGCGACTTTCCGGTCACGCAATCGGTCACAATGGGTCCGGGGCATTGCGCCCCAAACAAACGAAGCCCCGGCCACGCGCCGGGGCTTTTGCTTTTGGGCGCATCGCCTTGGCTTTCACTTCTTCGGCAGGAGTCCCGCTTCATGGGCGTTCAGCTAAGCATTACTGAAGATCAACTGGTCGAGGACCTGGTCACGTTCTTCACAACCCTGGTGGACTGCGAAGTGATTCGCGGCCGCTCAGACGGGATGCCCAGCCCCCAGCGCGAGTGCATTGTCATTACCCCCATGGTCGCGCGTGGGCTGTCGTTGCCTGTCTCGTCCTATGCCGATCCGTCGCCTGCGACAGGGACGCTGACCATGACGCAGGCCACGCAGTGGACTGCCCGAGTCGAGGCCTGCGGCGCGCGCGCCCACGACCTGGCGTTGATCTTGTCCATCGCCCTACGCAGCCAGTACGGGTGCGAGTTCCTGGAACGGCTGGGTCGCATGCAGCCGCTGGAGACAGGCGAACTCGGCCAACTTTCCCTGGACGGCGCAGAGAACGAAAACTTCGAACGGTGGGCGTTCGACGCCGTCCTGCAGTTCAACCCTTCCATCACCGTGCCGCAGCAGTTTGCGGACCAACTTCACGTGGGCCTCATCGAGGTCGACACCACCTACCCTACGGGAGCTTAATGCTATGTCTATTCCCGCCAGTGAAATCGTCCAGGTCGACCCGGGCGTGATCGCAGCCGGCGGATCGGCGCTGGATTTGAACGGCCTGATCCTCACCCACGATACGGCCGTCCCCATCGGCGCCGTCCAGAGTTTCGCGACCGCGCGCGATGTGCAGCGCTTCTTCGGTCCCACGTCGACCGAGGCCTCGCTGGCCGACGTGTACTTCAATGGCTTCGACAACTCGACCCGCAAGCCGGGCAACCTGCTGTTCGCGCAGTACCCCGCGACGCCTGTTGCCGCGTACCTGCGCGGCGGCTCGATGGCCGCGGTGACACTTACCCAGTTGCAGGCGCTGTCCGGCGTCCTGACGGTCAGCGTTGACGGCGTGGCCAAGACGTCCGGCAACATCGACCTGTCGACGGCGACGAGCTTTTCGAACGCCGCTACGATCATCCAGTCGGCATTCACCACCCTGGGCGCGACCTGCACCTATGACGCACAACGCGCCGCCTTCGTGATCGCTTCCGCGACGGAAGGCGAGGCCAGCACGATGTCGTTCGGCAGCGGCACGATCGCGTCGGGCCTGAAGCTGACGCAGGCGACCGCCGCCGTGCTGTCGCAAGGCGCGGCAGCGGGTGCGCCCGCCGTGGCCATGGGCCAGATCACCGACCTGACCCAGAACTGGGCGGCGTTCATGACAACCTTCGAGCCCGATACGGCTGGCAAGGTGGAGTTCTCGGCATGGACGAATGCGCAAGGCGACCGCTACGTCTACGTTGGCTGGGACACCGACGCCACGGCCACGCAGCAGGGCAACACGTCCAATTGGGCCGCCATTGTCAGCGCGAACGAATACTCGGGCTCGGTGCCGGTCTATCAGGACGTGCGGCATGCGGCGTTTGTCCTGGGCGCCATCGCGTCGCTGGACTTCGAACGCACGAACGGCCGCGCCACCCTGGCATTCAAGGGGCAATCCGGCCTGGCGTATTCGGTGACGGACGCCACGACCGCCCAGACGCTGATCGACAACGGCTACAACTTCTATGGCGACTACGCCACCAGCAATGACCGTTTCCGGTTCTTCTACCCAGGTCAGGTCGGCGGAAACTGGAAGTGGGTCGACACCTACGTCAACCAGATCTGGCTGAACGCGGCGTTCCAGCAGGCGCTGATGTCGCTGCTGACCCAGGTGAACTCCATCCCCTACAACACCGAAGGCTACACGCTGATCGACGCCGCGTGCCTGGATCCGATCAACGCCGCGGTCAACTTCGGCGCCATCCGCGCCGGCGTGACGCTGTCGAACCAGCAGAAGGCCCAGGTCAACAACATGGCCGGCGTGGACATCTCGGACACGCTCCAGACCCGCGGCTGGTATCTGCAGATCAAGGACGCGACGCCGCAGGTGCGAGAAGCCCGCGGCACGCCACCCATGACGTTCTGGTACCTGGACGGCGGTTCCGTCCAGCAGATCACCCTGGCCTCGCTGGCCATTCTTTAAGGAGTCAACATGGCGACTTTGACCAGTGCCAATTCCGTTCTGATGCTTGCCGTGGGCGGGATTTTCCCGGTGCCGCAGAAGATCGAGGGCTACGCTTCCGACAATGCATTCGCCTTCGAGGCGGCCAGCCCCGCTCAGGTAACCATGGGCGTGGACGGCCGGATGTCGGCCAGCTACGTGCCGGTTCCCCGGATTCAAACCATCTCGATCCAGCCTGATTCGCCGTCCATGCGCATCTTCGAAATCTGGATGGCGGCCAGCGAAGCGGCCCGGGAAGTGTTCTATGCGAACGGGACTCTCAACGTTCCCTCGATCGATCGCAAGTACACGCTGACCCGAGGCGTGCTGACGCAGATTCCCCCGGCGCCGAGCGCCAAGGCCCTTCTCCAACCCATGGCGTTCCAGATCACCTGGCAAAACGTCTCCCCCGCATTGGTGTGACATGGCAAGAAAGCAGATCACCGTGACCATCGCCGCCGAAGGGCGCGACAAGGGGAAGGTTTTCGTCCTGACGGAACTGTCCGCCTACGACGCGGAGGACTGGGCCGGTCGTGCCTTGTTCGCGCTGATGAACGCCGGCGTTGAGATTCCGGCCAATATCGCCGAGGCGGGGTTGGCCGGCGTGGCGGCTATGGGCATCAAGGCCATCGCCAAGCTGCCCTTTGATAGCGCCAAGCCGCTGCTGGACAAGATGATGGACTGCGTGCAGATCCAGCCAAGTCCGGAGGTGACGCGAGACCTGATCGCGGGCGACATCGAGGAGGTGGCGACCTTGCTCACGCTTCGCCAGAAAGTCCTGGGCTTGCACATGGATTTTTTTACGGCCGCCACCCCATCGACTTCGGGCTCCAGGTCTCCCGTGGCGGCCCGCGCCTGATTCATTACGCCAACATTCCGCGGAATGTTGGCGTAGTGATTTCCCGGCACCCGGTCCTGCTGCATGACCTGCAGACGGTCTATGGCGCCGAAGACCTGTACAACCTGCTTGAGGTGATTGCGGTGGACGCACACAACAGGCGCGTCTTATCTGAACCGAGGTAATTGCATGGCCACCATCATCGATGCCTTGGCCGTCTCTGCTGGCTTCGACCCGAAGCGCTTCGCGGTGGACACCATCGCCGCTGCGGCCGCTCTGGGCCAGTTGGCTCAGAACCTGGACATCAGCACTGAACGGCTGTCCGCTTGGCAGAAGGCGGCTGCCCGGGCCGGCGGGACGGCGGACGCCATCTCAGCCCAACTGAGGGAGTCTTCTGGCCAGGTCGCCAAGTTCAATCGTGGACTGGCTGCCGAATCTCTTCCCGCTTTTTTTCAGAACGGCGGAAACGTTGCTGATCTCCGGGACGGGAACACCTACCTTCTGGCCAGGTCGCGGATCATCGCTGACCTGTATCAGAAGGATAGGGCCCGGGCCGCGCAGGCTGCTCAGGAAATGGGCGTCAACGATGCCTTGTTTGACCTGTTCAAGCGTGGGCCGATCGAACTGGAAAAGTTGCTTCAGGCCCAGGAGAGGCGCTCGTCGATTTCGGAGCGGGATGCCGAAGCAGCCTTGCGGCTGCACGAGCGTTACCTGGATCTGCGTGACACGTTTGAATCCGTAGGCATCAAGATCCTGGTGGCGCTCATGCCTGCCCTTGAGCGTCTGCTCGTGCTTGTCCAGGGGTGGGGGGACTATCTGCTCGAGAACCGCGAGGAGATCGTCGCGTGGGTTGATGGGGTAGCGCAGGCCATCGTGACGTTCATCGATATCGCTGATTCGGCGGCACAGGCGGTGGGTGGATGGCACAACGTATTGCTCGCGCTGGGAGCACTCAAGATTCTGTCTTGGGTGAGCTCGCTGTGGGAACTGGCCTCGGCTTTGGGATCCGTGGCGGCAGCCCTCGGATCGCTTGGCGGCGCAGCCGTGGAAACTGGTCTCGCGGCTTTGAGCAGGGTGGGTCCCGCTGCGTTGAAGGCGGTTGGACGCGTCGCGGGAGGCGTCGCGATGCTGACCTATAGCAAGGACTTGAACGTGGGCGAGCCTGAATTCCTGGCTGCCAGGGACAGTCCGGCGCTCAAAGGGAAGGAAGTCGTCGACGCGGTCAGGTTCTTCGAGGCCAAGGGCTACATCCGAGAGGCGGCCGTCGGGTTGGTTGCCAACCTGCAGGCGCAAAGCAACTTGGATCCTCGGACCGTCGGTGATAACGGAAACGCCTATGGAATTGGGCTATGGAATCCGACAAGGCAAGCAGATTTCAAGCGGGCGATCGGCGTAGATATACGAGAGTCAACGCTTGTGCAACAACTGCGCTTCGTCGACTGGGAGCTGAGAAACACAAGGCTACCTACCGGGAGGAAACTGGCCGACAGTAAAACGCCGATGCAGGCAGGCGAGCTCGTCTACCGCGATCTTTGGCTCAATGGACCTGACGGCGCCGATGAGGGTGAAGCGCGCAGGCGCGGCGCCGCGGCGGGGGCGATCTATGGTGCAGTTTTCACTGATGACCTGCAACGAGGCAGTGTGTCGGCGGCTTCGACAGCTACGGCGGCGCAAGCCAGCGCAGTCGGCGCGCCAAGCAGCACGATGACGACCAGCAATACGTCAGAAACGCATATCCACGGACCTATTACGGTCGTGACTCAGGCGACGGATGCCCCAGGGGTTGCTCGAGACCTCGGGGACATCGGGCGCTCCCAAGGGCTCGTTCAACAAGGCAATACGGGGATCTTCTGATGCCATTCATTCCGTTTCCTGATGTTCCGCCAGTTCCAGGAGTTCCCGCAGTCTTTCGCGAGGTGACCATCCCGTCATTCTCTGAGCTGGCAAGCGCTGGACTGGTTGCCCTGACAGATATGACGTACGGTCCTCCTCGATGGGGGCTGTACGGTGCCGAGGGCCAGCAAGTGCTGGTTTTCGACACCTTCTTGGGCATTACGTTTAATCGTGGCGGCCAGATATCCAACTTTCCCGTGGAGCAGGGCGGCTTCTCCTCCTTTAACAAGGTCGATACTCCGTTCGAAGCGACCATCAAGTTGGCGCATGGCGGCGATTCGGCGTCGCGAAACGTCATGCTGTCCGTCCTGGAGCGAATCGTTGCCAGCACCGAGCTGTACGCGGTGGTGACGCCAGAGATCATCTACTCGTCCGCCAATCTGGTGAAGTATTCCTACGACCGTGGCGAGCGCAACGGGTCCAGCCGTTTGGTTGTCAGTTTGACGCTCAATGAGGTGCGGCAGACGGCAGCGCTGCAATCGACTGCAGCGCGTGAGGTCAGCGGAGTCGATCAGCAGAGCAATGGCCAGGTGCAGGTGTTCGATATTGACGCCTACCCCGCGCGAGACGCCAACAAGGTCGGAGTTTTGGAGCCTATCCAATGAAAGGTATTCCGCTAAAGCGCGTGCCCGCGCAAACGCTCAGCGTGATGTTGAACGGACAGAACTGCCAGATATCGGTCTACCAGAAAAGCACTGGTGTCTATCTCGATCTCTGGCTCAACAACTCGCCGATTGTCACTTCAGTGCTCTGCCATGACCGTGTTCGGCTTGTGCGCTCCGAGTACCTCGGTTTCCTTGGTGACTTGACGTTCGTGGACACCCAAGGGCATGCCGACCCCGAGTATCTCGGCTTCGGATCGCGCTTCGTTTTGGCTTACATGGAGCCCCTTGAGCTATGAGCTTCGTCAAGCGTCGGATAGACGTGATCATCAGCCTTGGTAAGGGCAGGCTCGGCGACGTTGAGGGACCTGCGTTTACGCTGAGTGGCTATCGAGTTTCCGTTGATATTCCTGTTCATGGCCCGTCCGCTAGCACAAAAATGAACCTGAAGATCTATGGGCTGAATCAGGAAATGATGAACCGGCTGACGACGATCGGGCCGGTGATGGAAGAGCGTCGTGAAAAGAACCTGGTGACAGTGCTCGCGTGGGATGACTTAAATGTTCGCCGTTTGGTCTACGAAGGAAGCATAAATACGGCATGGGCCAACTATGAAAGGGTCGCCGATGGCGTACTGGAAGTTGAGGCGCAAGTCGCGTCGGCGAAAGAGCTGAAACCCGTGCCTGCCAGGTCGTTTCCCGGCGCAGCGCGAGTCCAGAGTATTGTCCGCGATATCGCTGCCTCGCTGGGGTATGGCTTCGAGAACCATGGCGTGGACAGTGTCTTGGTCAACCCCTATTTTCGCGGCACTGACATGGACCAATTGCGCAGTTGTGCGCAGGCGGCTCGCATCAGTTTCACGATCGATCGTGGCGTGCTTTCGATTTGGCCGGCGAGCGGCTCGAGGATCGGCGATCCAATTGCGATTTCGGCCGATACGGGGCTCATCGGCTACCCGACATTTTCGAGCGACGGCGTTCAGTTCAAGACACTCTACAGCTCGGATCTCGCGCTTGGTAAGCGCTTGCAAGTAATCAGCGTCATCGAAGCCGCGCACGGCGAATGGACGATCGTGAGCCTGTCGCACAAGCTGGATGCGGAAGCTCCCGACGGTTCCTGGCTGTCTCGAATCACATGCAAAAGGAATCTAGATGCCTGAACAATTCGGATACCCCGGCCTCGCACAAGCAGGCCAAGGCGACAGCGAGTTCGGCGCCCTTCAGTTCCTGATCAGCCAGGCCCTGCTGCGCCTGAGCACGTCAACCCTGGTCAAGGTGGTGTCCGTGACGAACTCCGGCGGGCTGTCTCCCGTGGGCTTTGTTGACGTGCAGCCACTGGTCAACCAGCTAGATGGCGCGGGCAACGCGGTGCCGCACGGCATCCTTTACCGGCTGCCGTACTTTCGCCTGCAGGGCGGCGCGGACGCCATCATCCTCGACCCAAAAATCGGGGACGTCGGCATGGCGGCCTTCGCGAATCGGGATATCTCCCACGTGAAGGCGTCCCGGGCGCAGAGCAATCCGGGATCCTGGCGGTCGCACGACATGGCGGACGGACTGTACTTTGGCGGTCTTCTGAACGGAACGCCGTCGCAGTACGTGCAGTTCACGGGCGGCGGCGTCAATGTGGTGTCGCCGCTGAAGGTGACGGTCACCGCGCCGGACATCGAGCTGAACGCCAGCACGCAATGCGCTTTGAATTCGCCCCAAATCGTATTGAACGGGACAGTGCGGCAGGGCGCTGGGTCTTTCGGCGGCTCGTCTACCTGGCAGGGCGACATGAACACGATGGGCACGCTGCGCAACAACGGCAAGGACGTGGGAAGCACTCACACGCATCCCGGCGTGCAAAGCGGGCCATCCAACACGGGGACGCCAAATTGAACACACTGCTGCTAGACCGGACGGCCTGGGACCTGGTCCTGGACGCGTCCGGGAACATCGCGATGGCAACCAACCCCTATGCCGTTGCACAAGACGTCGCCAGCGCCATCAAGTTGTTCAGAGGCGAACTCTTCTACAACACCCTGCCGGGCGTGCCGTACTGGGAGGAGTTCCTGGGCCATCGGCCGCCGCTGGCGCTGGTGCGGGAGCACGTCCAGCGCGCCGCCATGACCGTCCCGGACGTGGCCAGCGCGACGTGCACGCTGACTTCCTTTACCGACCGGGCCCTGGCGGGCTACGTCGACATCACCCTGCAAGACGGAACGACGCAAACCGTCAGCTTCTGAGGTAACCATGCCGAATATTTCCCAAGTGCCGCGCGTGCAATTCACGCCGGAAGGGCTGGTGCTGCCCGACGAATCCGCCATTCTGGCCGGCCTGCAGTCAGACATGGATGCCGCCTTTGGCGGCGGGCTGAATCCTGGCCTGGAAACACCCCAAGGCCAGTTGGCCTCCAGCACGGCCGCCATCATCGGCGACAAGAACAACGAGTTCGCCTCATACGTGAACCAGGTCGACCCGGCCTACGCCCAGGGGCGGATGCAGGACGCCATCGGACGGATCTACTTCCTGGACCGCAAGCCAGGCACGCCAACCGCGGTGATCGCCACCTGCACAGGCCTGGCGGGCGTGACCATTCCGGTGGGCGCACGCGCCCAGGCGGTGGATGGAAACCTGTACCTGTGCACCCAGGCCGGCGCCATTCCCGCCGGCGGCAGTATCGATCTGCCTTTCTCCTGCGCGGTGGGCGGGCCGGTGGATTGCGCGCCCGGCGCGTTGAACCAGATCTATCAGTCCATTCCCGGCTGGGACTCGGTGCTGAACGCCGACGCGGGAACCGTGGGCAGCAACGTGGAAAGCCGTGCCGAGTTCGAAGAGCGCCGGCGCCAGTCCGTGGCGTTGAATGCGCGCGGCTCGATCCCGGCAATCTACGCCGACGTGGCGAACGTGGACGGCGTGGTCGACGCGTACGTGACGGAAAACGACCTCCCCGTGCCCAAGACGGTCGGCGGCGTGGTCCTGGGCCCGCATTCCATCTGGGTGGCGGTGGCTGGCGGCGAGGCCGCCGACATCGCGGACGCCATCTGGCGCAAGAAGAGCAATGGCTCGGACTACAACGGCAATACCTCTTACACCGTCGAGGACAAGGAGGGCTATTCCTATCCCTATCCGTCGTACGTCGTGAAGTGGGAAACCCCGGCGGCATTGCCGGTGCTGTTCGAGGTGCAATTGGCTGCCAACCCGGCTCTGCCGTCGAACATTGTTGCCCTTGCCAAGCAAGCGATCATCGACGCCTTCAATGGCGTTGATGGCGGACAGCGGGCGCGTATCGGATCCACGATCTACGCCAGCCGCTTTTACGCGTCCATTTCGGCGTTGAGCCCCGGGGTCTCTATTCTTTCGTTGCTGCTGGGTTCCGGAGCACCGACGGCGGCCAGCGTGGTCGTTCCAATCAACCGGCGGCCCACGGTGACGGCAGACGATATCTTGGTGACTTTGATATGAACGTCGTCCCCAAGCCAGGGCTGGTGAGGCGGACGCTCATCAGCCAATACGCCAATAGTCCGACGCTCGTCCAGCTGATCAACAACATGGACGACTACATCAATCCCGATGCGGATTTCGATGCGTTCCATGACTTCGTCTGGAACGTCGAGACCGCGCAGGGGTTCGGGCTGGACATCTGGGGCAGGATCGTCGATGTGGGGCGGATGCTGACCATCCCGGGAGACGTGACCTACCTTGGCTATGACGAGGCGCTGGACTGGCAGCCCTTCGACCAGGCGCCGTTCTACACGGGCGAGCAAGCCACGCAGACCTATCGCCTTGCCGACGATGCGTATCGCAAGCTGATCCTGGTGAAGGCGCTGACCAATATCTCGGACTGCACGTCTCCCAGCCTGAACCAGTTGCTGTCGAACCTCTTTGCCGGCCGCGGGCGCTGCTATGTGTCCGACACGGGAAAGATGGAGTTCCGCTATGTGTTCGAGTTTGCGCTTGAACCCTACGAGATCGCCATCCTGACCCAGTCGGGTGCCATTCCAAAACCAGCGGCAGTGCAGGCGCACGTCCTGCAAGTCGACCTTTCCACCACGTTCGGATTCCGCGAGGCGCTGATGCAGCCCTTCGGATCCGGTGTCTTCTTTACTTCTTCGGGGCTTATCAATGCAAGCTAGCAATGCACCCAGCAAGTCCGCCGTTCCGTTTGCGCAGAGCGGCACCAAGAACGCCATTCCGGTGGCGTCGCAGATCGGCGTGACGCCGGGAGCGGCGTCGTTTACGGATGGATTTCCGCCTTTGACGATGACGCCGGTGGCGGCGGGCGGTGTGCCGCCTTATGGGGCGGATTTCAACGGGATCCTGAATTTTTTGAGTGCTGCGGTGCGCTGGGCGCAGACGGGCGGCGGTTATCCATACGATGCAGAATTTTCCACCTCCCTTGGGGGATATCCGAAAGGTGCCGTCGTACTCAAGAGCGGAGGGGCCGGCTATTGGCTCAGCACCGTAGAGAACAATTCGTCGAATCCGGATACCGGTGGCGCCGGTTGGGTAGCCCTGCCTGCTGGCATCGCCACGACCTTGCAGGCGCAGGCGATGACGGATGACACGGCGGCGCTGACGCCGCTGAAGCTGGCGAGTGTCACTGCGACTGAAGCGAGGCGCGGCATCGCCAAGATCGCCACCACCGCCCAGGCTGCGGTCGGAACCGACGATGCCAGCATCATGACGCCCAAAAAGACGGTCGAGTCCGTCGCACGGTTCAGTCCGCATGCGCTTGACGCGCTCTCGGGAAGCGGCACTTTCAATGTTCCCGCGAACACGTACTTTCTTGACGTGGAGATGTGGGGCGGCGGCGGCGGTGGCGGCGGAGTCGGATCCGCTGGTTCCGTGGGGGCTGGAGGCGGCGGAGCGGGCGAATATGTACGTTTCATTCTCCCGGTTGTTCCGGGCGGGACGATCGCTTACGCGGTTGGCACAGGTGGAAATGGCGGCGGCGCAGGTGGGGCCGGGGGAAATGGAGGTTCAACTAGTTTTGGATCTGTCTCCGCAATGGGGGGAAGCGGCGGCAGTCCCAATAGCACCGGCAATGGAGGTGCAGGCGGCACCGGCGGGGCAGGGACGGCATCAATTCGATCTTCGGGAAACTCTGGCGGAGCCGGCGGCACGGCCTACGCCAACGGTGCGACCGGCGGTGTCGGCGGCGGAGCTGCCTTTGGCGGGGCCGGCGGGTCCAATGGCCCGGCCGCCGCGGGGGGCGGTGGATTCCCCGGTGGTGGGGGAGCCGGTCGAGGTACCAGCAATACCGGCGGCGGCAGCCCGGGATCTCCGGGGGTGATTATCGTTCGCTACTAAATCGGGCGGAACGAAACGCGCGTTCGCTCAGAGGCAACGTGTCCGGCGTTATAGAGATACGCCACCTATGCACGGTTTGATACACCGCTCCAGCCCGCACCAGCGGGCTTTTCTTCGTCCCTAGGAGACGCCCATGACCACCCAAGACTTCGACGCCTTCGCGGCCAAGTTTGCCGGTGTGCTGGGCGCTGCCGTGTCCATGCATTACCTGCAAGGCTCATGGCCGGCCCGCCTGAGCATGGCAGTCAGCGGTTCGCTCGGGGCTTACTACGCGGCGCCATATCTTTCCACCATGCTCGGAATTCCCGAAGGACTGGCGGGATTTCTGACGGGAATGTTTGGCATGGCCATCGTGTCGCGCGCTTGGGAGGCCGTTCAAGCGGCCCCCATCGCGGCCCTTTGGCAAGCCGTTATTGATCGCGTGCGCGGAAAAGGGATGTGACGTGCACCTCCGCCGATTTCAGAAATCCTCAACAATGAACAAATTCCACCTTTCCGACCGCAGCCTGTCTCGCCTTGTCGGCGTGCATCCCGACCTGGTTGCGATCGTCAAATCGGCCATACAGCGCACCCCCGTGGATTTCACGGTGGTGGAAGGCGTCAGAACGGTCGCGCAGCAGCGTGATTATGTGGCGCGAGGCGCGAGCCAGACGATGGCCAGCTATCACCTGCCGCAGGCGGATGGCCTGGGCCATGCCGTCGATCTGGCACCGTTGATCGACGGCGAAATTCCCTGGAACGACTGGCAGGCCTTTGCCGATCTGGCCGCGGTCATGAAGACGTGCGCCGCGGAGCTTGGCGTGCCGTTGGAGTGGGGCGGCGACTGGAAGACGCTCGGGGACGGCCCGCACTTTCAGATTCCGCGCGACTGGCGGGGGGGCGCATGACCCCGTTATTGCGCGCGGCCGTGCCCTATCTGATGGGAGCCGTGCTGGTCGCGACCGCGATCCTGGGGGTGAGGTGGCATGGGGCTCGCCAGTACCAGGCCGGTGTTGACCGGGCCAATGCCGATCACGCGCTGGCGGAGCTTGCAGAGTTCAAGAATCAGACGGCGCGTCTGGCCGGCGTTTCCAACACATTGGAGGACGCCCTTACGACGCTGCGCGACGCCAAGCCGAAGACCATCAAAAGGTACACCCGTGTCGAAGTTCAGAGTCCACTGCCTGCTGGCTGTCATATTGATGCTGACCGGCTGCGGCACATCAACGAAGCCGGTCGTCTGGCCAATGCTGCCGGCCAACCTGTCGCAACCCTGTCCGCCGGTGCCCCCCGTGACAAGCGATAGCTGGGACGATCTTGCGCGCAGCTATATGGCGTTGGCCATGCAATATGGAGAGTGCGCGGCCCGCCAGCAGGCTGCCGTAAAGGCGTGGGCCGATTTCTAGCACGGCGTCGAGGTTGCGCTGATCGCCATGACGGGGTGGGGCCCGGCCGAGGACCGGCAGCGGTCGAAGTCGGCTGGGTTCGACCTCCATCCGGTCAAGCCGGTGGATTTCTCGGGCGCCGGTGCTGAAGCGCCCCTCCAACCGACTCCGTCGAATCGCGTAAGCCGCATGGGTATGCAATTTGCTGACCTGGCGAAACATCGCCAAGGAGACGCCATGATTACGGAACGCTTGCGCAGATTGCGCCGTATCGCAGCTTTCGCCGCGGAACGATCAGGGGACTACGTGGAACTGGTCGGAATCGAACTGTCGCTGTACCGGGCCGCGCTGGTGGCCACCGTGATCAGCAGCGTCGCCCTGGTGTTCTGCGGTCTGGGCACGCTTGGGTTCGTTTCCGTGGCTGCCATCGTCACGTTTTGGGACACCGAGCACCGCAAACTTGTCGCATGGCTGGTGGCGGGAGCCTGGCTGCTCATCACGTTGATATCACTGGCAATTTCGACCCGTAGTGCGCCCAAGGGATCGCCCTTTGCCGAACTGAGCCACCAGGTCCGCCTGGATACGGCCGCCGCCCGGAGCCATTATGCCCAAGACCACCACATTGGCTGACAAGCAGGCCCTTCTAGCCAAGATGGAGCGCGACCGCCAGGCGCTCGCCCGCCCAGCGCCTTTGTCAAAACCGACGTCGTCGCTTAGTGCGGCCGGCGCGGCTTGGGCGCGTACGACCGCGCTGGCCGCGGGCGCCGCGATCGGG